CAGCGGTTCGAAGATGTCGGTCATGAACCGCCACTGGCAGCTCTCGGCGTACTTGTCGAAGCTGAACGTCGAGCCTGTCGTCTTGAACTCACTGAGGTGCGCGCCGAGCAGATGGTCGGCCTTTGCCACGACCTCGTGCGGGCCGTAGGCCTTCGCCGCCTTGGCTTCGAAGACGCCGCGGCGATCGATGAGGGCCAGCGCCGGCGCGATCGTCGACGTAGCGAAGCTGAAGCCGTTGCAGCGGTAGCCGGCTGGCACCTGATACCGGTCCGGGTCCTCGAGCACCTTGCCGAACGCCTGCCCGAGCGCGACCGCCGGCGAGCCGCGGAACTCGCCGCGGATGGTCGCCAAGAGGTCGGCTTCGGTCATCCACTCCTGTTCCGGGTCCATGAACAGGCGGAACGATTCGAGGGTCGTCGTCGAGATGCGCATGGCCTACGCCGTGGCTCCGGCCGGTTCCTTCGCAGGCTCGACGAACACCTTCTTGGCCTTGTCGAACGGAATCCCGGCGGACGCCGCATAGTCCATCAGCGACTTCGCCACCTGCGCCTGGACCAGCACCGGCAGCTTCTTGATGTCGACGATGGCGGCGTTCGCCTGCTCCGCGGTGGTGATGTCGGCGATGCGATCGCGCCACTCTTCGACCTGGGCGGCGACCTTGGCGCTGGCCTCGCTGATCGAGCCGAGCGCCGCGCGCCCGCGATCGAACAGGTCCGCCATGAAGTCCTGCGCCTTGGCGACCGGCGGCACCGTGAACGGCGCCCAGCCGCCGGGGTTCTTCCCGACCCACCGGTCGGTCGGGTTGAAGTCGAGCACGCGCTCGCGCCCGTTCATGTAGACGTAGCCGACGAAGTCCGCCACCTTCATGACCTCGCCGTACGAGCCGCCGACGATGTCGGGCCGCACGATCCGGGTGTCGCCGTCCTTGTCTTCCTTGTCGTGCGCGATGAGCAGGACGTCCTTGCCCTTCGTGCGCAGGTTGGCGACCCACGTGCGGAAGGTGTTCTTGAGCACGCCCCAGCCCTGCTGGGAGAGGTTGCCGCCGGGCGCCTTCTTCGGATCCGTCGCCGCGATGTGTGCGGTGATGACGTCGAGGCAGCGCCCGACCGTGTCGACGGTCAGCGCGCCGTAGGGGTCGAGCGCGTCGGTCGACTCCATCAGCTCGATCACGTCCTTCCAGGTGTCGATCACCAGGGAGTCGCGGCGGTTGGCGGCGCGGTGCGCGCCCTTGTCGAAGTCGAGCAGCAGCGGATCCTTCGTCGAGTAGCCGAGGCTCGATTTGCAGATGCCCGGTTGCCCGAAGATCAAGAACACGGGATGGCTCACGGGGATGGTGTCTGTCGCTTTGACGATTCTCATGACGGCTCCTTACGTGCGCAAAAAAGAAACATGTTTAGCCGCGTGCTCGCGGCAGAGAAAGTGATCGATGACGAAACGAATCCCGCTGCCGACGAACTGATCCGCCCCGATCGCGATGAGGCCTTCCTTGTCGCAGTCGCGGCAGCTCGGGTGGCATTCCTTCGAGCGCCAGTCCGCCGAGAGGCCGGTGCGCACGTGGCGCCAGATCTCACCGTCGTGGACGATCGGCTCCTTGCAGTAGTCGCAGATGCACCGGGGGCGCTCGGCGGCGAGCTGCTGCAGCGATGGGACGTCAACGACGCGCGCCGTCGCCGGGCTCATGACCGCCTCCCGATCGCGGCCGCGTCCAGCTGTCGGCGCCGCTCTTCGAGGTTCGCGACGTTCGAGGGCTCCGGGGCCAGCCAGCCGTTCACCAGATCCTGTCCGGCCCTCCACAGGTCCGGGACGATCGTCACCAGCGCCAGGAGGATGACGGCGACGGACGCCGCGAAAGCCGCGACGATGTACATCAGCCAGCCGATCGGAATGTCGCGAATCACCGAGCACCGCCTGTAGCCTTCGCGATGACAGCTTCCGCGCGCGCCAGCTTCTGATGCACCGACTGTCCGAGGTGGTCGCGGACGCCGTCGTAGAGCGCGACGAACTCCCGCAGCGAGGCGAGCAGGTCTGGCGCCGCGGCGATCAGGCGCGCGTTAGCTTCCCCGCTGACATTCCACTGCCCCGGTGTGTGCTGTATTGCCTCTTCTGCTATCGTTGGATTCGTCGTCATGGCGTGGGTGTCCTTTGCACCCGAGTCGTGTCGATGGGCCGGGCGTTCACAGCGCCCGGCGTTTTTGTTCCCGCTCCGCTTTCGCCAGCGCCAAAATGCCGGCGCCCAACTCCATCGCATCCATCGCGTGCCGCTCCGCCTGGCGCGCCGCCGGCAGGCTCAGGTGAAAGGCGGTGCGCTGCTCGACGAACTCGACGATCGCCGGCGTGAGGTCGAAGGACAGCTCAGGCACCACACCCTCGACAGCCTCCAGACGGAGCGGCATCACGCCGTCCTCCGGACGCGAATCTCCGTGACCACCTCGCAGTTCGCCAGCTTCGCCAGCGCCACCACGAACGGCTGACGCAGCGGCTCGACCGCGAACACCACCGCCAGCTGCGTCTGCTCTTCACCGGCGATCCAGCGCCGCACCTGGCGCGGGTCGCGTGCGACTTCCTGCGCGAGCTGCTCAAGCGTCCAACCCACCACGCGACGCGCCTCGTCCAGGCAGGCGCCTGTTTCCGCCCAAAATCGACGACTCTCCGGTTTCCGGAGAGTGGCCTTCGCCATCTCCGGCTGCATCTCCGCAATGACGCGATGACGCGATACCGCTGAGGTCGCTACTGTTGGGCTCATGAGTTCACGCACTCTTTCGCGCCGTCACGAAGAAGCGACGACCGCCCCACTGGCCGGCGGCGTAGCGATCGACCAGGTCCGCGCGGTAGCGGACGATGCGGCCTGTCCGCGGCTGGCATTCCTCCAGGAAGGGCAACTCACCGAGAGCCTTGAGGCGGTAGAAGGTGCGCCGGGACATCGGCACCCGCTCGATGATTTGCGCGACGGTGTACGCGCGGTGGCCGTGGCGCTGCGGTTGCTGCGTCGGCGACGGCGCCGCCTGGAGGCCGCGCTGGCGGCTCATGAGGCCACCCGCTGATGGCGCGTCTCACGCGAGAGGCGCAGGCTCTCCTGCATCAGCGCCGTAGCCAGCACCGGACCCAAACACTGGCCCATCTTCGTGGCGCTACGGGCCTGCCGAATACGTCGACACTGCCGACAAATGCGATCGAGGCCAGCGCCATTCGTCGCGATGCCGACTTCAGCGAGTTTGTGACCGCGGCGACACCTTCCGCTCAGATTCCACCGATTGGCGCGACGGCGGTTTTCTCTACCGGTGACCGCATCGCCGTGCGCAGGATTGACGCACCGGCGGTTGCGACACAGATGGTCGACCTCGTGGTCAGCCGGAATAGGCTCCACGAACCAGGCATAGGTAAAGCGATGCGCGCTGGTGCCTTTGTAGGCTCCATAGCCCTTACCGTTGACGCACCCGGTCCACAGCCAGCAGCCGTTGGATTGGACCTGAACACGCGCGAAGAACAATCCCAGTTCGATCGTGGTCGGACGATCTGGCTCGAAGGACTCGAACAGGCGAACCATTTACGCCGCCCCTACATGGCGTTTGTCCTGTCGACTCTCTGCAGGTCCCGGCCTGTCACTCATCCGTGTACTGATGGGCGCTGGCTCGGGCGCTTCGAATCGAAGTTGGACGGGGCGGATTCCCAGCGCTTGAGCCAGCCGTCGAATCGTGTCCAGTCGGGGGTTGGTGTTGCGGCCCGTTTCGAGATCGCTGATGGTCGTCTGGTCCAGCCCAGAGGCCTTGGCGAGATCGTCCTGGGTCATCTTCTTCCGCTGGCGAGCCTCGCGGACCGTGAGTTCCCTCATACGGGATGGACTATACCCGTATGGCTGATTTACTGTCAACGACAAAATACCGTTAGACCGAATTATTTATCGGTGTTTCGGTAAGTGACTGTATCCGTATGGGTTAGCCCATCCCGAGCGCTACAATCTCGGGCCGTGACTCTTCCCGAATGCGTGAACGCGTGGCTTGAGGCGACCGGCAAGAAGCAAAACGCCGTCGCGAAAAAGGCGGGACTGAAAGCCTCTCAGGTGAGCGAGATCGCGAGCGGGAAGATTAATCCGCGGTGGAGTGCCGTCGAAAAGCTTGCGAAGGGATTCGGTGTGTCGCCAGCGAAGTTCCTAGCAGGGCCGCCCCGTCCGGAGGGATCCGGAGATGAACACGTCAGCAGCGGTGGCAGCGGCGCGGGGTTGGCGGATTCTCTCCGGCGGGCGCTCACCGAATTTGAGCAGACCGGTCAATACCCGAAAGACTGGCGCGGCGACATCATGCTCGCCATCTTTGCCCTTACTCGAGCTTTGCAACAGCCGAACGTTGCCGCCGAGTCTGAGCGACAAGATCGGAAGGCTCAATGATGAACAAATGGTCATCCTGGAAATTCTTGTTGTTGGTCTGCTGTCTGGTCGGTTGTAGCACCATCGCCGCCGCGCAGGCGCCGCGACTCCAGCGACTCGACGGTGAATACTGGATACAGGCATCAGCGACCGTCGGCGAGATCGGCGCGGCGGCGAAATTGATGTTCGCGGCGGGACTTCTGACCGGGCTCCGAACGGCCCCAGCGCTGATCGTTACGACCGACGAATCTGGGTCCAGCCTGAATGCGATCCAGGCTTACCTTGAGAAACACCTGCGAACGATGCCGTCACAGCAACTCGTCGCGGGCCTCGACTTGTTCTATGCCGACTACGCGAACAGGCGGATTATGGTATCGGATGCAGCCGCCGTCGTCCTTCGTCGAATTGTCGGTGACGACGAAGCACAGATCGAGACCTGGGTTAGATCGTTACGCGATAGGGCGTCGAAGGGCCACTGACAGGTGCCGCGGCGATCGAAGGGCATCCGTCGGCGCCGGAGCGGTTGGGAAGCCTACGTGCGCGTGCGCGGGCAGCTCCTGACGAAGCAGTTCCCGATCGACCATCCCGTCGAGAAGATGCGCGCGTGGCGCACGCTGCAGGTGAAGCGCCTGGGCGGCCGCCGATCGAAGGGCGGATCGTTCGCCGCTGACGTCGATAGCTTCCTCGCGAAGCCGGAGGTCGCCGCGCAGCCCTACGTGCACCAGACCGCGCATTCGTTAGCACTCTGGGTCGACGAGCTCGGCGGGGACCGTGACCGCACCGGCATCGAACGCGACGAGATCGAAGCCGTCCTTCAGGGTTGGCTCCAGACCTACGCCGAGCCCACCGTCTACCATCGCCGCTCGGCGCTGATGCAGCTCTATCGCGTGCTCGACGGCGCCGGCGCAGCCAATCCGGTCAAGGACACGACCTGCCCGAAGTCCTGGATCCCCGCCGATCATTCCGTCGCCTTCGACAAGCTCGCAACGATCGTCGCCGCGATGCCGGACTGGTCGTACCCGAAGAAAGGCCGGCGCGAGCGCTCTATCGCCAAGCTGGTCGGCCAGGCGATCGTGCAAGTCGGCATTCGTCCGGCCGATCTGCTGAAGGTGCGAAAGACGGACATCGACGCGAGCGCGTCCACGCTGCGCTGGCCGGCGAGCGCTAAGGGCAAGGGCGCCGCGGCGCGCACGGTGCCGCTCACACCCGGCGGCTTGGCCGCCCTGCTGGCGCTCGAAGCCGCTGGCGGGCTGGGGGCGTTCAATCCGGAAGCGGTCAGCCATTCGTTCAAACGCGCCGCGCGTCAGGTCGATGGCGATGCGACGACGATCCACCTCTACTCCGGTCGGCACGCGGTCGGCGCGGACCTCTATCGTGCGACGAAGGATCTGGCGACGGTCGGCCGGATGTTGAACCACGCGCCCGGTTCTAGGGCGACGGCCCAGTATGCGCAGGGGGCGAACGCGGATGTCGATCGCGCGGCCGCGGCGGCCCTCAGCGCGGCGCGTCAGGAACATCCGCCCGTTCAAAAGTTGGCCAAGAAGTTGGCCGACCGCCGTAAGCGGCGCGTGCTCAAGCAGATCAGGCGCCGGTCATGACCTTCCCAAGCCTCGGACACGGGTTCGATCCCCGTAGCCCGCTCCACCTGCAAACCATTAGAAAATCAGGCGATTTCCCTCGACACGACGGCCTATTTGGCCTCTGTCCGACATCCGCGATGAGTGCCACAGTGCGCCGAAGAGGGACAGGTTCTGGTACAGAAGTTGGCCGAATAGTTGGCCGCGGTTGGACCGCTCTGCTACACTGCCCGCTCATGGGGGGTTCGAGCCCGCTCACCAGCGAGCGGTGGTCCCGAAGGGGCTGGTCACGCGCAAGCTGGCCAGCCTCTTGTTTCATCATCCTGGTGGCGCTCTTCGCCGCCGGCTGCGGATCCTCGTCGACGGCACCGTCGACGCCGCCAGTGGTCACGCCGCCGGTCGTGGTGCCGCCGACACCGGTCTCGATGATCACCGTCTCTACCTGCCCCGATACAGTGCCAGGGCTCGACCTCGGCTTCTATCGCCAGATCGGCTGCAACGCGTTCGACACGCCGCTCCAACCCGTCCGCCGCTGGGCCTTCGCGCCGAAGCTCTACATCCGTACGGTGGACGACGCCGGCGCCGCGATCGACCAGGTGACGCTCGATACAGTCGCCGGGGCGATGGGCGCCACCGCGGCGTCGTGGACGGCCGGGAAGTTCGGACTCGCGTCGATCGAGCGCGGCACGGATACGCGCGAAGGGCAGACCGGCTGGATCACCGTGAAGTGGAACACGACAACGGATCGCTGCGGGCTGGCGCAGGTCGCTGTCGATGGTGGATGGATTCAGTTCAGCCCGCAGCGCACGCAATGCGCGTGCGACGGCTCAAAGATCTTCGCTCGGTCGGCCGCCCACGAGCTCGGCCACGCGTTCGGCTACTACCACACGGACAGCATCAACGACATGATGTACGGACAAGCGTCGCTGAGCTGCACGCCCTCGTTCTCGGCACGCGAGCTGCAAGCCGTCGCCTACCAGTACCGCTGAGCGGGCCGATCCGCTGGTATAATTAGCTCTTGGCGCTTGTCCAAATTCTCTGCGCGCACTGCAACAAACCCGCTCTCGCGCAATCGTATGATGTGAGCATCGGGCGCGGCCGCTACTGCTCGCTTTCCTGCAGCAACCGGGCGCGCGTCGGTCTGCGCCATCCACACCGACCTCCTCAAAGTAAACTGCCCATTGGGCAGCGGTTCTGGGCGAAGGTCCAGAAGTCTGACGGCTGCTGGCTGTGGACAGGCGTCTGTAGCAAGAAGGGCTATGGAAGATTCGCAACGACGGGACGCGAAATGGGCCGAGCCCATCGCGTCGCATGGGAGCTAACGAACGGCCCGATTCCCAGCGGTCTACTCGTCTGCCATCGCTGCGACAATCCTCGATGCTGTCGGCCAGATCACCTGTTTCTTGGAACGCCTGGCGACAACATGCGCGACATGGTTGATAAGGGGCGACATAAGCTCCGGATCGGGCGGCCCGTTGCCAGCACGTTGAACGGGTCGAACGCCTCCACCTCCTAAGCGGATAAGCGTTCGAACCCGTTCCCCGCGCCGATCTGCTCCCAGCCGTCTCTGAGCGGCCACGCGGAGAGATGGCGTCAGACCGGCCCGCTCATTCTGAGGCGACCCGAATCGATCGCAGAAACTGCTTGTCATTCCGCGTCAGCTTGTACGGGGGCGTGCGCGTCCAGTCCGGCACCTGCTGACACGCCGGGCAGAGGGTGGGGCGCTCGCCCATCGATCCGTAGCCGGTGTCACACGCCTGGCACCAAATCAGGACCGGTTTGCTCGACACGATCGCCCTCACGGCCAGAACCCTGGATAGAAGTACCCGAGATGTTTTAAGGAGCGCTCGACGTAGGGCGCTCGAGGCTGCCATCGCCGCTGGGCTTCCACGAGCCCCAGCCGTCGACCAGCTTCTGATAGTCCGCCGGCAGCGCCGCCATCACTTCCGCCTCGGTCGGAAACGTCCCGGTCGCGTGGAAGTGCGCGATGATCGCCGTCGTCACCAACGCGATGATCGGATGAAAGAGCGCCGCACCCGGAATCGCAGATTCGGCGAGGCGCTCGACCGTGTCGGCCGTCTGATTGATGTCGGTCATTGGGTCACCGGAATATTGGCCAGGGCGGCATCCACGACGCCGAGGATGTAGCGCAGTTTGTCGTTGGCTTTCGCGTCGGCCGAGAGCTGTCCCTGCAGGTGGTGGTAGGCCGTGATCACGATCCCGAGCGTGCCGCTGCCCTGCCCGTAGGCCTGCAGCGCCGCGCCGGCCGAGAGCGAGAAGTCACGGATGTACGCCGTGTCGCGATCCGAGAGATGCAGCTTCCCGGTCTCGGCGTTGAGGTTCCGCGCCGTCTGACCGAGGGCGTCGATGTCCTTCAGCAGCTGGTCGGCGTTGAAGGCCTTCACGCCTTGCGCGGAATAATTCGGCGGGGCGGACGCGCACGCCGGAAGAGCAGCGAGACAGACGACGAGCACAAGCGTTTTCATGCGGGCACTCCTGGGATCGTGTTTTTCGGGGTCGTGACGGTTGGGGTGACCGCGCCTGATTTCAAGACGGCCTTGACGTCGTTCTCGGTCATCGGGAACGGGGACGCGGCCGCGACCATCAGCTTCTTGCGGCTCCACCAGCTTTTCCAGATCGCCCAGGCGAACGCGATCGCGCCAGGCGCCCAGATGGCCAGATGCTTCGCCGCCAGCGCGACGAACTGATCGCTCTGTTCCGGCGTCAGCAGATGCTGCTTCTGAAGATAGCCGGTCAACAGCAGCAGCAGCGACCGCGCCAGCGCGCCGAGGACATCGAGGACAATCGGATTCATCTCACCCTCAACAGATGTGGGCGCAGCCCATCGTGGCGAAGTAGGACCGATACGCCGGAATTTCGTCCGGCGCGCACTGCCCTCTGACCCACCGATAGGTCAGGATTTCGAACGCGATGAAGAACCAGGGCCCGCGCACGTTCGGCGTGTGCAGCAAGTACGGGGGATGGGGATCGTCACCCGCGGGTTGATCGTCCGGCCGCACGTAGGGCGACACCAGACGCCCAACGATCTGCCAGGTGGAATCCGCGTGATAGTTGAACGGGTCGAACTCGCCGTAAATCACGTCGAAGTCCTGCATGCACCCGTTCGGCCCGTAGGCGTCTCGGTACCCAGGCCCCTCGCCAAGCGGGATGTGGCCGGTGTTGAACTCGGTCCCGAGCGTGCCGGTCGGAAAGATCGATCGGAACAGTTTCCCGAAGGCCACCATCTGCTCTGGCTCCCAGCCGTAGAAGCAGCCGTCATAGCCGGTGACGAACACCGTGTAGTCCACCAGGTGCGCGAACGCCGCCGCGATGCGCGGGAAGTTCGCCATCAGCCAGTCATGGCCGTAGGTCATCCCGACCGGATCGTTGTAGCCCGGTCCGGCGCCCTGGCCGTCGCCAGCCAGACGCAGGTCGATCAGGAACCCTTCGCGGATCGCTTCCTCGGCCAGCGCGACGAGCGCCGGAAGGTTCTGCGAATAGTCCGCGCCCACCTCGTCGTATTCCTCGCCCAGCTCTTTGTAGGAGCCAGACAGGTCGAGGATGATGTGCGTGTCCCCGGCCGCGCGTTTCGCGGCGTACGCGGCCTGTCGGTCGGCGAGGTGCGGCCACCAGGCGATCGTCTCCCACCAGAAGACGTGCCCATAGGTCGGCGCGATGAACTCCAGGCCTTGGAAGGACATCTTGACCGTGCAGAGCTCGTCCCGCGTCGGCGGCGTGGGGAACGGACGCATGCCACTCGTCGCCGCGAGGCACGCTGCTGCGCCCATCAGTAGGCCTGTCCCTGCGCCAGCAGATAGCCCATCGGGGCATCCTGCGGCCGCGTCACGAAGGTCACGCACGACCCGCTGAGCGTGGCCCGTTGGTAGGCGCCGGGACTCTGATCAGACGGCTGATCCGCATGTCGGAGGCCGTAGTGGTTAGGCTCTTGTCCGGCCCAGGCACCGTTCGGCAGCAGGAAGCTGACCGAGCCATCAGCGTTGGTGATGAGCGTGGCGTCCGCGATGAACGGGAGGCCGGTATCGACGCGATAGACTGCGCACTTCATCTCTGCTCCTTCAGCGGCTTGTCGAAATGCCTACGCTTCTTCACCCAGATCGGCGGCTCGACCGGCGGCCCGAGGACGGCCGTGTATTTCGAGCCGGCGGTCGGATGGATCGACCGCCGGACGAAACGCTCGTACCCCCGCTTCACGCCGCCACCGGCCGCGCCTCGGTGATCGTCAGCGTCACCGGCTCGTCGCGCGCGAGCGCCGGCGCGATCGCGCTTTGGAACAGTTCGCATGCGGCCCTCGAGCTCTGGACCGAGTCGGCGGTCTGGCTCATGCCGAGCAAGATGCAGCCATCGGTGTCGTCCGCGACGTTCCCCGGGTGAATACGGATGCCGTTGCGGCCGGGCACACCGATCACCAGCGGCAACATCCGTTTGAAGCGGATCGACGGCGTGACGACGACTTGGTAGGTGCCGAGCGGAATCGCCGGATGCGCGGCGCGGTCCTCGTCCGGCTCCAGCGTGAAGAACCCGAACCGGCCGTTGACCAGGAGTCGGCCCAGCGTGCCCTGCGCGGTCGAGGACTCGCGAATCAGCTGCAAGGTCATCGATCACGCCGCTCCGCGCTGCGTCGAATCTGCACGATTTGCGTGACGAAGTTGATGACCATCGCCAGCAAGACGGCGTTGATCATCGATTCGATCTTATCGATGCGCGTGCCGAGCGCTGCGATCTGGATCGCGGTCGACCCGTTGATGTACTCCTGCGACTGCGCCCAGATGTTCGTCACCGGGTAGATGCAGCTCACGAGCAGGGCGACGCCGATCAACACGAGACGGACACGATCCGCAATCCGCATAGAGGTCCCTGGGTCCGACTGAAGGGGAAGAAACGAGAAAGGCACGCCGGTCATTGCACCGTCGTCCCGGTGAGGCCGTAGTAGCTGCTCCCGAACACCGGATCGGTGCCGTACCACGTGGTCGTGCCAGACGCCACGGAGTATTCGACCCAGGCGTAGAAGTGACGTCCGATCGCCGGCACCGTGGCGATCGTGCCCGTCAGGGGGGTCCGGAACGTCGTCGCCAAATCCGTGGCGACCAGTGACGGCGCCAGGATCGTATTCGTGGTGTCCGCTTGCCCGATCCCCACCGTCGCGTAGATCGCGCCGCCGCCGGCATTCGAGACCAGCGCCCGGATCGACAACGTGATCGGACTCTCCGACAGCCCAATCACGACCTCGACCTGATTCGCCGTCGACCCGTTCGCCTGCCGCACCGTCGCGGTTGTGTACGTCCAGGTCGCCGTGGTCTCCAGCCGCTTCAGTTCCCGCGGCACCCGGTGGTAGTTGTTCCAGACGTACCGTTTGGTGACGGAATCCTCGGTCTGTCCGCTGACCGTCGTGGTCCGGAACGAGCCGAGATACCGCCGCGTGAGGTCGCCGGTCTTGGTATAGACCCCGGTGGTGGTGAGCACGATCGCCGTCGCTCGCGTCGTGTCATTCGTCCAGGCGAGGAGCTCGAGCGCCGGCGTGCCGCCGTTGTTGTAGGCGAACACGTCGTACATCTGCGACGTCGTCGCCGGCACTGCGATCGAGAATTCCGCTGACGTGTAGACGAGGGCCGTGCCGGTGCTGCTGAACAGCGCGATGCGGTTGCCCTTGTAGGGCGAGGCGTACAGGACCGTCGCCGCCGTCACATCGGACGTGGTGACGGGGACGCCGGTGGTCAGCGTGAGCCGGAAGTCCTCGACCCCGTTGTCCGCATTCGGCGGGACGTTGACATCCTTCAAGACGAGCGACGAGGTGGTGTCCGCGACGCCGAGGGCGCGCGCATTGTTCGGCGCCGTGCTCGTCGTCGCGCCGGCGGTCCCGATGTAGTAGGTGGACCCGATGGTCAGCGAGGACAGGCCGGTGACCGATCCGATCAGGCGGATCGTGCCCGCGCTGCCGCTGGTGATGCTCGACGGGACGAAGCCGACTTCCGGCAGCGTGCTCGAGTAGGTGTTGGCGGAGTCCGCCTTGAACCACTGACCCGCCGTCTTCCCGCCCGACCCGTCCGAGAGGTAGACCGCTTGGCCGGCCGTCAGGGTCTCGCCAGCCGTCCCGGTGATGTCCAGCGCCGCCGAGCCCACCGGGACGGCCGAGACGTTGTCGACCGTCTTGATGACCGTCCCGTTGCAGGTGTTGGCCGTGCCGTCGTTGTTCTGGTAGATGAACTTGTACGAGGCGTTCAGCGCCAGGTAGGCCGTGAACCGCCCCGCAATGTCCGTGACGATCGGGTTGCCATTCGGGATCGTCAGGGCGGCGTCGGTGTAGGTCGCCGTCGGGGTGGTCGTCCCGGCGATGTAGGTGCAGACCTTCCCGCCGCTGATCGGGTTGCCGTTGCTGTCCAGGAACACCTGGAACGGCGTCGGCATGATCGTGCCCGTGGCGGCACCCAGGGACTGAAAAAGTCCTGCCACCAAGAGGACGAGCAGTGCGACAATTCGAGGTCGGGCCAGTCTCATGATTTACCTCGCATCCCCTTCGGGAAGCGTGTCTGCGCCGGGGTCGGCGTGGGCGTGCCCAGCGACTCCACCAGCGCGCGCTGCATCAGGACGTTCTTCATCGCGTCCGGTCCAGACATCCCGCGCTGCATGAGGTCCAGAAATGCCTTGGTTTCAGCGGCGCTCAACTTCACGTTCGCAGCGGCCGGCGCCACCGCTGGAGCCGCTTCCACCGGAGGCGCGCTCGCCATCCGCGCCTGATACGCCGCACGCCGAGTTGCCAGCGCCGCTTCATTCAGCGCCCGCTGATCCGGCAGGGCCGTCCCCGGAGGCGCTGCTCCCGGGCTGGGTGCAGATGCCGCGGGAGGTGGTGGAACAGATGCACTCGGCCCTGCAGCGGCTGGAGGTGCTGGAGCGACGGGACCAGATGCGACTGGTTCGACGGGCACAGCGACAGGCGCAGGACCGCCGCGGAGCATAGGCTTCGCGACCGGTGCCGGCGGTGTGCCCGCACCGGAGAAGACGCGCTCGGCCAGTTGCTGCTGCGTGAGCGAGCCCGGCTGCACCGGCACCGACCGATCGAGATGTGGACCGCTCGGCGCGACGTCGGCCGGCGCTTCCTTGGCGCCCCGTCGATAGCCGGAGACCGCGAGCGCCGCGGCCATCGCCAGCGGCGCCGGCACACCCACGGACTGCAGGCCGGTTTTTGTGACTTCGTACTTGATCTGCGGCGACACCTGCTCGCCGGCCGATTTCGCGATTGCGTAGGCGCGACCGAGGAGATTCGCGGCCGGCGCGGCGGCGGCCCGGGCAACACCCACCACGCCAGACACGGCCATCTCCGGCGAGATGCCGCCGATGATCGGAATCCCACCGACCACGTCGCGATCCGCACGCTCCGCCGCCGGTGGTGTACTCGGATGCCAGACCTGGCCGCCGATGCCTCGATCTTCCCAATAGCCAGACGGAGGCGGTGGCGCGGCTGGCGCGTTGGCGGCGAACCAATCCTTTTGCTCAGCCATCACTTCACGACCGTCGCACCGAGCGCTTTGTAGTGGTCAACCTGACCGAGCATCACGTCGGTCTCCTGTCCGTTCGGCGCGCGCATTCTGACGAACGGCGGCGCGGCCGGCTTCTCGTCGGTGAGCTTGTAGCGGGTCGTGATGTCCTTATGGCTCGTCGTGTACCGGTTGTAGGCGCCCTTCTCCATCAGGTCCGCGAGGTCGAGCAGATCCTTTTGCAGCGACGCATCAATCGGCTGCCCGGAGACGAGCTTGCCCACCTTCCCGGCGACACGGTCCCAGACACTCCCGGCGCCTTCGGGCAGCTTCATCTCGGCTTGATTGAGCCGGTTCAGCCCGTTCGCCCGGACGGTCGACATCGTGGCCTGCAGCGCCTGTAGGCTCGCGGCTTCCTTGTTCCCGGCCTGCGCGGCATGCACCAGATCGCGCAGCTCCTGCGCCGACTGCTGCGCCTGCCGAAACGGCGCCTCGACCTTGTCGGTGAGTTCTTTCCGACCGGCCTGCGCTTCGGAGAAGTCCTGCGCCCGCTTCTGTTGCGCGGTCTGCGCGCCGATGGCGTTCGCCTGCCGATCCGCGGCGGCGCTGGCACTCTTGTCCACGCCGAGCGTCTTTTCCTGCTCGTAGGCGGTCGCCTTGGCCTGTTCTTCCGGCGTCAGGGCTTGACCGAGTTGCTTCTTCGCGATGATGCCGAGGTATTCCGCCTTGTCCTGTTCAGCCGTGCGCGCTGGTGTCGGCTGCGGGTAGGCGGTCGCCAGCGCTTTGGCTGCAGCGGCCCGTTCCTCTGGCGTCTTCGTCGGATCGTTCGCGATGACGCCGAGTTCGACCCGTGTCGGTGGCTTCGGCGTGCCCTTGAAGGCCGCCTCGTTCGTGACGGGATTGACGAGCTGCCCGCCTTCCGGCACGACGACGCCCTTCTGCGGTCCCATCAGGTAGGCCGTCAGCTTCGCGGTGTTCGCTGGGTCGGCCTTGATGAAGTCGCGATAGTGCGCCAGGTCCGCGGCCGGCATCAGCTTGTTGGCTTCCATCTGATCGAGGAAGTGGTTCGCGAGGTCGGGATCGTTCCCGGCCGCGGCCACCGACTCGGCGCCCTGCTTCACCAGCGCGACCTGTGAGGCCCGCGCCTGGCGGAAGGCGTTGTTGATGCCGTCCAGGTGCTGCGCGGCCGCGCCCGCTTCGGGCCCGTAGCCGCCGTCCGCCATCGCCCGCGTGATCGTCGGGGTGTCCCACACCGAGACGCCGTCCTCGGTCACCTTCGGCGTCTCCACCATCACCTTCGACAGGAACTTCGTCGCATCGGTCGCCCGCTGCTTCGCCTCGAGGTCCAGCGCGCCAAGCTTGCCCTGCTGCTCCACGACGGCGTTGCGCCGGATCTCCTGCGGAATCGCCGCCACGGTCTGCCCGATGGCTTGCGCGGCCTGCGCGGAGGCATTGCCACTGATCTCCACGGCGCGCGCGTTCGCATTCGCGATGTCGCGCGCCTGCTGAGCGGCGATGTCGCCGCGCCGCAGGATCAGATCCCCGATCGTGCCGGCGAAGCGGGCGTCCGACGTGTCGCGGTACTGGAACGGCATCTACAGCAATCCGAGCAGCTTGTATTTCTGGTCGAAGGGGTCGGTGACGCTCATCTTGTAGTTCTCCAACCACTTGTTGAAGTCGAGCGTGGTGTTGAACTGGTTGTTGTTCTGCCCAAGCGTCGCGTTGAATTGGTTGTTGTTCTGCGCCAGGCCCGCGCTGGCGAGGTCATTGGCGAACGGATCCGCGTACTGGTCCTTGTAGTTCGTGTCGTACACGTCCTTGCCGATGCCGTAGTTCGTTTTGTAGGTGTCGAAGGCGTTCGCGCGATTCGCCTGGTACTGGCCGAACCGACGCGCGTCGATGTCGCCGTACTTCGCATGCGCGAGGTTCGACGCGAAGCCCACGAAGTCGCCGATCGTCCCGCCGGTGTTCAGCGTGCCGAGCGCGGCGTTCTTGTGCGCGATCGACTGGAGGCCCTGATCGCGGGTGAGCTGGAAGTCCGGATCGTTGAGCACCTCATCGGTCGACGTCGCGATATACGGGTCGTACGTGAACGGCGGTGGCGCTTGGAGCGGCGCCGGCCCGGTATAGGTCGGCGTCGTGCCCGGTGCGGCTTGCGAGGCCGGCGCCGGCGCGGGCCCACCACCAGTCGGCGCTGGCGCGACGGGCCCAGGGGCCGTTGGACCAGGGTCGGGGTTGGGATTGGTCGGATCAGCGGCCTTCGGCGCGGCCTGTTGCCGACTCAGGTTATAGGCTTGCGCTTCTGGCGAGGCGTAGATCGACTGCTGTATCGTCGCCAGATCCCCGCTGCCACCCTGAATCTGTGCCTGGATCTCGGCCGGGCTCGCTTCACGGCCGAGCGCCGTGCGGTAGATTTCCGCGATGATCGTTGCGAGGTTCGCGAAACCGCCCTGCGAGGGATAGGGCCCGGCCGTGTCGCCGTTCGGATAGGGCGTTTCGGAATCGTCCCACTGTGCCATTTACGCTCTCCTCAGATACGCGCCGATGGTGCCGGGCTGATACGGCGTCGGCAGAGCCGTGGTCGGCGACAGCGCCGCAAAGGACGGGCTCACGAACGAGGCGAGCGTGCCCGTGGCTTTCGCGACCGGTGAGGCCGCGCCCGACCGCTGCGTGATGTCCCACGAGCTCCCCGGCTTCGCCAGATACGCATCGGGCAAGCCGATCGTCGCCACGCCGCCGTGCTGGGACGGGTCGTAGTAGACGGCTTCATTGCCGGTCGTCCGGCCGTACTGCTGGTTGAACTTGGCGACGGCCGTCTGCGGATCCGCCCCAGCATCGAGCAGCGCTTTCAGCGCCGCGGCATCGCCCTTCGCGGCGCTGCCTGACGGTGTGACCCCCGCCACGGCGCCGAGGGTGCCGTCGGGCAGCGGCGTCGCGCCGGTGTCGTAGTGCGGATCCACGCCCGGCACGAAGTCCGGCATCGAGAGGCCCGAGAGGCCGTACTGCGCGCCCACGCCCGCGATCGCGCCGAGCCGCGCCTTCGCCTGGTCGTAGTTCGCGCGCTGCGTCGTCTGCGCGTTCTGATAGGCGTTCTCGGCCTGCTGGCGCTGAAACACTTCCGCGCGCTGGGTGGCGTCGTCCTGCTTGTCGGCGCCGTATTTCACCGCATCGGTCTGGAGTTGCGCCGATTTCTCCGCGGCATCACCCTGCTTGTGCGCCGCGTAGATCGAGGAGCTGGCCGTCGCCCCCGCGGCGATCGCGCCGATGATCGCGGCGGCCGTGCCGATGAAGTGGTCCGACTGTTCGGCGTGCCAATCGATCATGCGATCCTCCGCTGAAACGTGCGCTCGACCGGCTCATAGCCGACCCGGGCGTAGAAGCGTTCGACCTCGAGCGAGGGTGCAATCATCTGAATCACCGTCGCGCCGCTGGCCTGCGCCCAGGCCTCCCCGACGCGAAACAACCGCAGCCCGGATCCCCGGCGCTCCGGATCCACCCACCACATCACTTCGGAGGCGGTCAGCTCGCCGGACATCGGATGCTGGTAGCGCATCAGGCCCATCATCCCGATCACCGCGCCGTGCACTTCCGCGACGTACACGACGGCGTCGGGACTCGCGATCAGCCCTTCGGCAGTCCGGCGCAACGCCGCGGCCGAGACACGGATTTTGGCGGCGTAGACCGAGCCCAAGAAGCGCTCGCCCATCGCCACCAGCGCGTCGACGTCGGCCGCCACGGCCTCGCGGATGGTCACGAGACCAGCTCCACGATCACGTCCGTCGCGTAGATCATCGCGGTCCCCACCGAGGCGTACGCGACGCTCGCCGTGATCACCGTCCCGCTGTCCGCGCGCACGAAGAGCGTGCCGTTCTGCTGCGTCGTCGTCGTGTTGCCCGTCACCGCCGCGGCGGCCTGGCTCTGCGTGACCGCACCTTCGCGCCAGCCCACGGTCATCGTCAGACTGCTGCTGACCGACGCGGGCGTCGTCACGCGCATCCGATAGCTGACCCGATAGAGGCCGGTCTGCGTCACCGTGTAGACGTTCGCCGCGACAATCGCCGCCGTCTGGTTCGCCTTGCTGTAGGTCGTCCCGACGTGGGTGACATTGCTCGCGACACGCGTCCATAGCTC